TGGAAGGAAGCCCTGAGGGTTCCTCCGCCTCACAAGAGCAAGAAGATATACAGCCGCAAGGCGAAGCACAAGAGCCGTCCTTGAATGACGGTGACGTTCTTTCATATATTGGTAAGAGGTACGACAGGGAGATAAATTCTTTGGATGATCTTTTCGAGCAGCGTAATGCTAACGAGGAGCTGCCAGAGGATGTATCGGCATTCCTGAAGTACAAGAAAGAAACAGGTCGAGGTATCGGAGACTTTGTTAAGATCAATAAGGATTATGACAATGTTAATGACGACCAGCTACTACTTGACTACTACTTAGAGCAGAACAAGGGATTAGATCCTGAGGATGTAAGCTTTGAGATAGAGGACAAGTTTTCTTATGATGAGGATCTCGATGAAGAGAGAGATATCAAGTCCAAGAAGGTGGCGAAGAAGAAAGAGCTTGTTAAGGCTAGAGATTACTTCAACTCTTTAAAAGAACAGTACAAGGTTCCACTTGAGTCAAGGGATTCCTTTGTTCCAGACGAAGAGAAGGAGGAGTTTAATAGCTACAAGAAAACAAAAGAGCAGCGATTGCAAAACGATCAGGAGCTTGCTAAGAGGGCTAAAAATTTTACAAGTAAGACGAGTGAATTATTTTCTGAGAACTTCGAAGGTTTCGGGTTCAATATATCGGACGATAACAAGGTTGTCTACAAGCCAGCTGATAGCAAGACCTTACTCAACGAGCAGTCTGACCTTAACAACTTTGTTAATAAGTTTACAGGTGAAGACGGATCGATTGAGGACTATGAGGGATTCCATCGTTCTATAGCCGTGGCTTCAAACCCTGAGAAGTTTGCCAAGTACTTTTACGATAAAGGTATGGCAGATGCGGTAGGCGATGTGGCTAAAGAGTCTAAAAACATTGACATGACTCGTCAGTCCACAAAGGTTACCCCTAAGGAGGGCGTACAGGTCAGGTCTATAGATGCAAGTCGAGGCAATAGATTAATTATTAAAAAACGTAAAAACTAAAAATTAGAAAAAATGGCTGGATCATTACAAACCCTTCCAGGTGTAGCAATTACACCTAGTTCGGTTAAGGCAACATTGCCTACAAATTACATCACCAATTTCGACTTCTTGACACAGTATCTTCCAGATACTTACGAAGCTGAATTTGAGCGATATGGAAACAGATCAATCTCATCATTCTTGAGAATGGTCGGTGCAGAACTTCCTACTAACTCTGACTTAATTAAGTGGGCAGAGCAAGGACGTTTGCATACAAAATACCAAGCGATGACTTTCGCTGCATTTGGTGCGACTGGTGCAGGACAGCAAGTGTTTACTATGGCGGGTGCTCCTGCAACAGGAATGGTATTTAGAGTTAATCAAACAGTATTTTTATCATCCGATCAAGCTGCAGCTGAGTCTGCAAAGGGTGTTATTGTTGCTGTTACTGCTAACTCTTTCACTGTAGCATACTACACAGATTTCGCTGCAAGTCCTTTTACAGGTGCAACAACTACTGTTACTGCATTTGTTTATGGATCTGAGTTTAAGAAAGGTTCTGCAGGTATGGACGGATCGTTAGAGGCTGAAGATTCAATCTTCTCTTGCAAGCCAATCATCATCAAGGACAACTACGAGGTGTCTGGATCTGATATGGCTCAAGTTGGATGGGTTGAGGTTACAACTGAAAACGGTGCTACAGGATACTTATGGTACTTGAAGTCAGAGCATGAGACTCGTCTACGATTTGACGATTACTTAGAGATGGCTATGGTTGAAGGTGTTCCTGCAGAAGGTACATCTGGAGCTGAAGTTTTCTTATCTACAAACGCAGGTACTGCTGGAGTAGATGCTGGAAACGCAGGTACTGAGGGTATGTTTGACACTATCGAGAATAGAGGTAACGTATGGTCAGGTGGTAACCCAGCTGCATTGGCAGACTTTGATACAATCGTACAACGTCTTGACAAGCAGGGTGCTATCGCTGAGAACGTATTGTTCTTAAACCGTCAGTTCTCTTTCGATATTGACGACATGTTAGCAGCTCAAAACTCTTACGGAGCAGGTGGTACATCTTACGGATTGTTTGACAATTCTGAGGAGATGGCACTCAACCTTGGATTCTCTGGATTCAAGAGAGGTTATGAGTTTTACAAGACTGACTGGAAATACTTAAACGATGCTACGCTTCGTGGAGGTTTGACAGGAGGTGCTGTAAACGGTGTTCTTGTACCAGCTGGTACTACATCAGTGTACGATCAAGTTCTTGGTAAGAACGCTAAACGTCCATTCTTACATGTACGTTACCGAGCTTCTGAGGCTGAGGATCGTCGATACAAAACTTGGATGACAGGTTCTGCAGGTGGAGCTATGAGTAGCGACATCGATAAGATGCAGGTTAACTTCTTGTCAGAAAGAGCACTTTGTGTTATGGGAGCTAATAACTTCGTATTGTTCAAAGGATAATACAGGACTATTTATATACCAGGGGTTTCGGCCCCTGGTTTTTATTGTAAAAATTAAATTAAAATAAAATGAAAAAGAAAAAATCAATACTCGAACCTAAGGACAGAGTATATTTATTAAAGGGAAACAAAGAACCTCTTGCCTACTTCATAGCGTCAAGAGACACACCAAGAAACAGACTGCTTTACTACGACGAAGAGAACAACATGAATAGACCTCTTCGATACGCACGTAATGCAAACTCACCATTTCAGGATGAGCAGGACAGTAATGTTATATTAGAGCCAATAGTTTTTGAGGATGGAATACTAAGAGTACCAAAGACAAATCCAGTGCTTCAGGAGTTCTTACACTACCACCCTAATAACGGGGCAGAGTTTTATGAGTTCGATGAAGAGAAAGATGCTCAGGATCATGTTGACTTCATGTACAATGAGCTTGATGCTCAGGTTGCGGCTAGAGATTTAGATTGGACGACAATGGAGGCCGTGGCTAACGTACTTATAGGAGGAAAGGTTTCCTCTATGACTGTGGCTGAGGTCAAGAGAGATATAATGCTTTACGCAAAGAGATATCCTCAGGACTTCATGGAGGCTGTTAACGATCCGTCTCTACGTGTAAATAACATAGCGTCAAGAGCTTTATCTGATGGCTATCTGTCATTCAGAAACAACAAGAAGGAGATATTTTATAATCTTAAGGAGAACAAGAAGAAGTTGATGACTATACCATTCGGAGAGGATCCGTTGTATACATTATCATCCTACCTTCAGTCTAATGATGGACTGGAGTTGTTCAAGTTCCTGGATGAAAAGATATCTGAGAATTAGTATATTTGTGGTATTATTAACCCATTAAATTTTTTAACAATGGCAAAGTTTTTATCTATTCCTGTAACAAATGAAGGGAATCAATTAGTTTCTGCTGATGATATTAAGATCATTAAGCAGGCATCTACAACCACAGTAACAGTAGTTTACGGTGGAGCTGCAGCTCAAGACGTTTTAACAATCACTCATGCAGCACTTGGTGCTGGATCTGAAGATATGAGAGACGTTATTCAGAATGCAGTTGTTGATGCACATCAGTCTGTATGGCATAATGTTGTAACAACTGTATCTCCTTCAAAGGCAGTAAGCGGAATCGTTATTGCGTAAGAGTAATATCACGTAATTCATTAAAGGCACTTTTTAATCGAAGTGCCTTTTTTTATTTATCTTTGTTAAAACTAGATAGATGATCAATCAAGTAAGAAATACTGTACTGTCTATAATCAGCAAGGAGAACAGGGGATACATAACCCCGTTTGAATTCAACCTGTTTGCAAAGCAGGCACAGCTTGAGATATTTGAGCAGTACATATACTCATACAGCACGTCAATAGTCAAGCAGAACGCAAGGCTACATGGCGAGGGGTATTCAGACATACCAAAAAAAATAGCGGACGTTATAGACACCTTTTACAAGCTGGCTACATTGACGTACACGGTGTCAAAGTTTACGCCACCTGACGACTATTACTTCGTGGACAAGCTTATATACAACACCTCTGTTGAGGTTGAGAAGGTAAGCCATAACAAGGTCCTGAAGCTTACGTCTTCAAACCTGACGGCACCTACTGTGGCATACCCAGTATACACACTAGACGAGACAGGATTTATAGTTTACCCAACAACGATAACATCAAACGTAAACATGGGATACATAAGGTACCCAGTGGATCCAAAGTGGACATACATAGCGACAAGTGTAACAGACTCAGATCCATTATTCTTTCCGACTGCTGCAGACTATCAAGACTTTGAGCTTCCTAAGAGTGACTTTGTAAACCTCGTGTTAAAGATACTACAGTACGCTGGTGTTTCAATCAGAGAGGCAGAGGTCGTTCAGGCTGCTAAGTCTGAAGAACTTCAGGACGCACAACAAAAACAATAGATATGGCATATATAACTAACTACCAATACTACACAAATGGAGGTGTCATACCTACAGACCTCAACCACGGAGAGTACCAGTACGTTTCCCTGGCTGACATCGTGAACAACTTCATGCTTATGTATGTGGGCAACGATAAGCTTGTTAATAACGTGGACAGGTACGCAATTCTATTTCATGCAAAGAGAGCTATACAGGAGCTTAACTATGACGCACTTAGAAATATAAAGGTGATAGAGCAGGAGATGGGAGATCAGCTTAAGATGGTCATGCCTCCTGACTACGTAAACTATGTACGTATATCAGTGTTAAGCGGAAATGTTCTTTTCCCATTAACAGAAAACAGGCAGCCTATATCTGCGACAGGATATCTTCAGGATAATAACCTGGACATACTTTTTGATTCCGCAGGAGAGATTGTTACTGGAGATTCAAGGGTAGACATACTAAGGCAGGAGAAGACTCTATACATGGGAGGCGGTGCATACAACGGGTGCCATGGATATAACTACAACGGTGACTGGTACTTTGGTTACAGGATGGGTGGCAGATATGGACTAGACACTGCAGAGGCAAACAACAACCCAAGGTTCTCAATAAACAAGGCCGCTGGTGTGATAGATTTTTCTTCAGGTATAGAGAACAAGCACATCGTACTTGAGTACGTGTCTGACGGCATGGAGAACGGAGACGACAGCAAGATTACCATCAACAAGATGGCTGAGGAGTACATGTACAACTACATAAAGTGGGCCCTGTTAAACAATAAGACGGGTGTTCAGGAGTACGTTATCATGAGGGCTCGTAAGGAAAAAACAGCCACGCTAAGGAATGCAAAGATTAGACTAAGTAATCTACATCCATCCAGGCTTTTAATGAGCCTAAGAGGTAGAGATAAATGGATTAAGTAAGTATGGAACTAAAGAAGACATTCCTGGGAGGGAAGATGAACAAGGATCTTGATCAAAGGCTTCTGTCTGGAGGTCAGTATTCAGATGCTCTAAATATAACTATAGACACGTCTGAGGGATCAAACATAGGATCGGTATCTAACTCGTTAGGCAACGGCTTAATTGGTGATATATCGGCAGTTTTAGCTGGATACGTCCCAACCATAAACACCACAAATGCAAGGACGATAGGTGCCATAGCATACGAGCCCCTGAACCTTATATACTGGTTCGTTTCGTCTGACGAGTACGACGCTATATTTGAGTACAACCAGATAGACAATACAACGGCACAGGTTCTGCTTTCCACAAAGAGTGGAGGTAACCCTAGTCAGCTAAACCTGAGCCAGGAATACCTTATAACGGGAGTAAACTACCTACCAGGTCACAAGGATAATGGTGCACTTCTTTTCTGGACAGACAACCTAAACGCACCTAGAAAGATAAACATTGCGAGGGCAAAGCAGTACTCTGTAAATGATTCTAGGATAGATATCGATATAGATGTGATACTAAGGCCACCACTAAAATCTCCAGTAATATATCCAGTAGAGTCAGAGATTGTAGAATCTACTAACATGGAGGAAAGGTTCTTGTACTTTGCATACAGGTATAAATACGTAGATAATGAGTACAGCTCAATGTCTCCTTTTTCCGCTGTAACTTTTAAGCCTGACACCTATAATATAGATTTCTTAGATGGCATAAACAAGGCGATGATAAACAAGTACAACGAGTGTAGAATTGTATTTGAGACAGGAAATCAATTTGTAAAAGAAATACAGCTACTTGCATATGACACAAGGAGTCTTAATGTAAAGATAATAAAGTCTGTAAACAAAGAGGATGAGGGTGTCAGTGATAACGGTGTATTTAACTATACATTTAGTAATAACAAGATATACGCACCACTCACAAACGATCAGATAACTAGAATGTTTGACAATGTACCTTTGCTTGCTAAGTCTCAAGAGATAATAGGCAACAGGCTTGTTTACGGAAACTATACACAGTTTAGAGATATAACTGACGCTAATGAAAATGATATTAATATCGACTTTAATGTCTCATACACATCTGTAAATACAAATGTAGGAACGCCTATATCCACATTCAGAACGGACAGGGATTACGAGGTCGGTATAGTATACGGTGATGAATACGGAAGAATGACCACCGCATTTATAAGTGACAATAACTCGGTATATATACCCTCATCGGATTCTGACAAGGGCAATAGTATTAAGGTAGATATAAACAGCAATGGGCCTACCTGGGCTACCAACTATAGACTTGTAATTAAACAAGCAAAACAGTCTTACTATAACATATTTCCTGTATGGTTCTACTCGGACGGTGCATATAGATACTTCAGAATAACTGAGTCAGACAGAGATAAGTTTAAGGTTGGAGACTATGTTATATTTAAGTGCGACGGAATAGGGCCTACATTTTCAAACGAGAAGTATAAGATACTTGAGTTTGAGTTAAAGGAGTCAAACTTTTTAGGAGGCGAAGAAATAGCAGCCCTGTACTTCAAGATAAAGGTTGATGACACGGCACAGTTTAACGAGGACAACCTACCTCAGTTTGGATCAGCCTCATTAGGGGGGAATGGTATAGATGGACTTGTAGGAAACTTTGTAGTCCCTAGATTTGAAAGAGAGCCTATATATGGTAATTTTTTTATAGGGCTAGACAAGACAATATTTTACGGTAAAGGGGACTCTAACTCCTTAACAGTAAGTCCTTTGTCTGGAGATGCGGGAAGTGCAGAGGAATCTGAAAGTGAGTCAGATCAAAATATAAGAACTGCATTAAATAATGATGTTAGGATAACTGTTGAGATTCAAACGGTAAATCCAACTACATATAGATGGACACCATCATTAGACCTTCAGTTCTGGGAG